TCTACCTCCAGAGGTAATGTCTCAGACTATTAAGGCTACTAGGTCAGCTATCGAAGACTTGCGTAATGCTCGTGAACTTGCTCGTATTGCTAGAGAGCGTGGTAGTGATGAAGGTTACGCAGTGCTTCAGGCCATGATGACTAAAGCTTCTGGGTTACTTGCAGCCGTAGAGGGCAACGCCAGTAATCTAGGTAGAGCTTTGAACTTTCAGAAGGCGCTACAAAAAGTCATTAAAGAAAATGGAAACATTGCTCCGTTCTTAGGTGGGAGATCCTGTTGAAAGTAGATGATAAATGCAAAGCAGCCATTGATGCTTTCTATCAAGGCTTAGATGATTTAGAGAAGATGAATATGCTGCCGGGAGAGAAGGCCAAGGCACAGGCTAACTTTGTTAACAGCACACTTAAAGAGCCTAGATTCAGGGACAAGGTAGCTGAGTTTGTAGTTAACTCATACATCTCTGGCTTAGGCACTATCGCTGTTAACGCCATGTCAGCTTTAGTCAAAGCTCCGCTGGCTATAGGTGAGAGGTTCCTTCTAGGTCTTATGCCCGGTAACTCTGTGCGCTTGCAAGAGTCAACGGCTATGCTACGTGGGTTCTTTGAAGGAGCTGCTGAAGGTATTCAGTTTGCTAAGGCAGGCTGGGCAGCAGGCGCTCCGCTAGATACTAAGGCAAACATAGACCAGATTAGAACTGCTATCGGTGGTAGTGCTAACTCGTCAGACCTTGAGAAAGAAATAGGTAAGTATGTTCGTATGCCTACTCGTGCCTCTGTAGCTATTGATGGTCTTAGCAGAGAAGAGCTATACCAGAAACTAAAACAAACAGATATTGGTAGTCTTAAATGGCAAGAAGAACTAAGTAAGATTAACCCTTACCTTGCTGATGAGATCACTAGCTTTGCTAAGCAGCAGACCTTTCAGGCAGACCTTGGTAAGCTAGGCAACACTATGTTAAAGCTAAGAGCTGATCACCCTGAGCTAGTGTTCATTGCTCCTTTCATTAAGACTCCTATTAACATCCTTAAGGATGCTCTGTCCTATACCCCTGCTAGCCTGTTCATGAAACAGTTTAAAGGAAAGAAGGATGAGGCACTGGCACGTACCATGCTAGGTTCTGGTATAGCAGCTCTTACAGCATACCAAGTTGTAAATGGTAACCTAACTGGCTCCTATCCAAAGGACCAAGGTAGGCGAGAGGCTATGATAGCGTCCAATATACCTGAGTACTCTGTGAAGCTTGGAGATACTTGGTACTCATACGCTAGGGTAGAGCCATTGGCTACTGTCATGGGTGTGTTTGCTGACTCTGTAGAATCCTTGCGAGACTACTACTCAAAGCCACAGGCGGACAGAAAGATTCAGGAACTAGCTGTGGATGGTACTTTAGCTATCACCAAGAACCTAACATCTAAGACCTTCTTAGAAGGAATCACTGGGGTTTTGCAGGCAGCCCACGATCCAGTAAGATATGGTGGTTCTTTTGTCAACAGCTTTGCTGGTCTTGTTGTCCCTGCTGCGGTGGCTCAGTTTGCTCGTGTGCCTGACCCATACCAAAGAGAAGTCAGAGACTTTGGAGATGCCTTAGCTGCTCGTATACCGGGGATGCGTGAGGAACTACCAGTTAAGCGGGATCTTCTAGGTGAGCCTAAGCCTAACCTATCCTATGGATTGTCAGGTGTTTTAGGCATAGCTTCTAGGGCTGCTGAGCAGACCCCTCTACAGGCAGAGATACAGGAGACTGGATTTGCCTATAAACCAGTGGAGAAGTCTATCAAGGGCGTAGAGTTGAGCACCTCAGATTACGAGAGGTATGCTGCCCTATCTGGAGAAAGAGTTACGGCTCAACTCAATAACCTCATCAATACTCCTCTGTACCAAAACTCTAATAAGACAGTTAAGAATATCCTGATGAAGAGGGTAGCTACCAAGGCTAGGAACTCAGCAACTAACCAGATCCTAGCAGAGAAGCTACAGTCTGACCCTGATTTCTATACAGAGTATAGGAGAAAGACGTTACAGGGTAAGGGCATTGAGGAATAACTATGAGCGAACCAGTAACCCAAGCTGCCAAGGCTGCTGTCTCTGGCATTAGGGAAGCTTTAGCTGTAGGTAAGGAACTTGAATCTGTTACTAAGGACATTCAAGACCTTGGTAAGTCTGAGATCCAAGCCAGAGATGCCTACCGCCGTAAGCAAAAGAAAAGACCATCAGATACCTCTGTCTTCTCCGCTGTCGAGGAATGGCGAGGAGTATACGAAATCAAGAAGCTACAGGACGAACTAAAGCAGGACATCATAGAGAAGCATGGTCAGGCTGCTTGGGCTGAGGTAGAGGTTATCCAGCAGAGAATCCTTAAGGACAACAAGGATTTAACTGATGAGTTTGGTAGAGACATAAGGAAGCTTTCGCTGCTCAAGTGGTACTGTTTTATAGCTGCTTTCATCCTAGTTAGTTTTGCCTACGTCATGGGCTATAAGCCTTAAGGAGTTATTATGTTATCTCTTATTTCCTCTGCAGTTGGTTTCCTAGCCTCTGGTTTACCACAGGTACTTAGCTTCTTTCAAGACAAGGCTGACAAGGCTCAGGAGTTAAAGCTTGCACAGATGCAGACTGAGCGTGAGCTAGCCTTAGCAGAGCGTGGATTCATAGCACAGCAAAAGGTAGAAGAGATTAGGACAGATCAGATTGCTATGCAGACTGATGCAGAGCGACAGAGCGCAGCGTTAGATCACGACAAGGCTATCATGGCTAGAGCTTCTAGCTGGGTAGTTAACCTGAACGGAATAGTACGCCCTGCAGTTACCTTCATCTTTGTCCTAGAGTTAGTGATGATTAACATAGCACTGACTTACTTCCTGCTGCGTGGTGGACTAGGCAGCATGGACGTAGAGCAGTTCATCGCAGCCACTGATGTCATCTTCTCTGAGGATGAGATGGCCTTGCTGTCTGGAATCATTGCCTTCTGGTTTGGTTCTCGTCAGTGGGGCAAGAAGTGAAAGTAAGCAGTGCCTGCATAGAAGGGATTAAGAAAGATGAAGGAGTACGATTTCGTCCCTACCGCTGTCCTGCTCTATTGTGGACTGTTGGCGTTGGTCATGTTATTGATCCTTACCATATAAGGACACCATTCAATGAACGCAAAGGACTTAGTATCCCTGATGGGTGGGATAGAGTTTTATCAATGGCTGAAGTGGATAGAATCCTCGCAGAAGACTTGGCTACATTCGAGCGAGGTGTACTTAGACTATGCCCTACAGGACTTACCCAAGGTAGGTTTGATGCCTTGGTTAGCTTTAGCTTCAATGTGGGGCTGGGAAACCTGCAAAGATCCACGATAAGGATGAAGCATAACAGAGGCGAATACGAAGCTGCTGCTGATGCTTTCCTTGCGTGGACCAAGGCAGGTGGTAAAGAGCTTCCCGGCCTAGTTAAGCGCAGGAAGCATGAGAGATCTATGTACTTAGTCCCAACTGAAGAGAACTCTGAGGAATAAGAAGTCCACTACTAGGTAGTTTGTTCCCTCCTCTGGGTCTTGTACATACTCTGCTCCACACATAATACCACAGATAAAGTTAAGTTCGATCATCATATTTCACAGTGCCCCGCTACGCAGGCTAGGGTCTGCGCTCCCTCTACGTTGTCCTCTTCTTCCTTAAGATTATCCCACACAATCTCTGTAGGCATCTTTGAAAGAAGCTCCTCGTACTGCTCTTTAGTACACTCCTCGTAAGGCGCTTGTCGATAAGAGCCTCCATCCCACGGCAGGAAAGAGATACCACTAATCTCATCGAAGTTCCTCCACACCCACGCTCCTACGTCCATCCACTCATCTTCCTTGACAGAGATGGTGACAGATGGTTTATGCTCACACCAGTGACGCTGATACATTAGCCACAGATCAAGGTGCTGCATAGCTGTTAAGTCCACACGAGTACGAGAAGACTCTGGTGCTTTCACTGGGAAAGAGAACACCGCAGTGCTGTCTGGCCTCATGACACAGTCCTCTGTAGGAATGCCTGAGTCTGTTAAGAACTTCGTGA